AATAATACATCTCCTTCTTCACATGATTCGTCTGGCCTAAGTTCTCTGAAACCTGTTCGCCAAGCATAGTTTTCAAATAAAGGGTTTTCTAAAAACTCTTGTGGTGTCATAGTTCTTGCATAGTCTTTTAGTTCTATATGCTTTTCTTGTTTATACCAATCAACAACTAAACTCCAACAATCAGTAACACCCCAAACCCAAGGTCTACCTAATAAATCTGGAACATAACCCTCTGGCTGACATTCACCCCATTCTCCTGTTTTTGGATTAACAATATGCCACGGTAATTTACTATGCTCACAACTTATACGATCAGCCTGACTTGGTATTGGAGGTGTTGATGGATGACTATGAA